TGTATAATTATATTTATCATTCGCACTGGCATCTGTTGGAGTAGGCGTAGTAACAATCTGAACTAGATTTTTTGGTTGCACAGTATATGAATTGAATATATAATTTGAATTTGTAGTTGCACCAATAATAGGTGATGAAGAAACAAAGTTACCATTAATGTTTGTCAAGTGTAATACATTATTACCTGAATTAAATCTTACAACTTTAGCCGTTGCTGTTGAAATTTGTGGTGTATAACCTTGATAAACAATTTCACCAGCCTGATATAGTCCTACTCCTGTGTTGGCTAAATTAAATAATACTATATCTGTATCTGAAATATCATTTAATATATTTGTAATAGAGGTACGAATCAATTTTGGTGTAGTATAAGAACCAAATATAAAGCCTTTAACTGTAAAATTTAAAGTCCATATAATCATTCTTGTTGGATTATTTCTATCACCTTCATAATCAATTTCTGAAGATACGCCATTTAAAATAACAGGTACTTCTTTTATAACACCTAAATCTGGTATTAGATTTAATTTAATTGTATAATCAGGAGTAAAGAACGGTATAATGTGTTCTAGTAACTGTGTACCATCTTCTGTATTTCTTACATATAAGTATAATGAGAAATCAAAATTATAAGGCACAGGATTATATTGTGCTAACACACCAGAGCTTGTATTAGTAAAATTTTTGGTGTTTGTATTTTGTTTTCTACTTACATCATACTGCATACCTGTCATTTCAAAAGACATTCTAGGTAAAGTCATTGCAACTTTTTTGTCCAAATCAGGATCAAATAATAATCTCTGAACGTATAATTCTTTTGCTGAATAGGCAATGGGAACAATAAACCTTTCGGCTTCTGTATTATCCGGATTATATCGTACTAAAGTAATTTCATCAAATAAATTACCAAAACCTATTACAAGTTTACGAATAACACGATTGTAGGTTACATTTGCCATTAGATTGATCCAAACGGATTAGTTTCAGAAAAGTCTATAATAGAATTTGCTGTATTTGCAATATAATAATTATCATATACTTCTAAATGTGCTGGAGTATCTAATGGATCAAAAGATGTTAATGTGTATTGAGCATTACTTGTTTTACCAATTAATCTTAATCCATCAATAAACTCACCAGCAATATTTGTAACAGATAATGTATTTGAACTTGGTATCCATGATTGAACATAAGCCACAGTATTGGCATTCGCATATGTACTATCTAAAGATTGATATACAATTTCTTGTATTGTATATGTTCCTGTTCCAGAACCAGTATTTAAATGTAATGTATATGAAGAATCATTAGAAACTTTATCGATATCGTATGTGCCTGTATTAATAATTTCCTGAGAATACTTGAATTTCTCAAGGCTTAATTCATAAAAGTATGGTGCTTTTCTTCCTAATTGGTGGAAGTCTTTTGCTTGTTCTACGAATGTAATCTCATACAATTCACCAGTACCATTTAGAAAAGGAACATATACTAAGTCACCTTCTCTAGGCCTTGTGAAAGTATTTTGTGGTACTCTTATCTGAAATGACCTTCTTGATAGTATTACTTTAACAACATCTCGAATTTCTAAACCAAATTTAGAAAAGAAGTCCTGCTGGCCTTCATAACCAGAAGCATCTGATAGATACATCTCCAAAGGAAAAGAACTTCTAAACTTCTTAACTGGATCTTCACCGTATAGAATATCTCTATCTTCTGGATTTTCAATAGGCAAATAGAACGCATCAAACCCCATGATTTTAATTGATTCAACAATTAAATCTTCTATGAGGTTTTGCTCACCATGAGAGTTGTAGTTATTAAAGTATACTGAAGTTGCCATATTATAACATCATGAATTCTAAAGGTGCTCCGTATTCGGTTTGCATTTGCTGCTCTAGCTTGGCAATCTCGTCTATTGCTTCTTGGAATATTTTATCACCATTTAGTGTTACACTACCTGGTAATTGTAATCCAGCAAATTTTTTGAGGTTGTTTCCCCACATCCTTTTGATTAATGCCGTGGCATATTCTTTCATCCATCGGTCATTCCATACTCTACCATAAACATCTGGATTAATCGAGGCGTAACATTCGGCAACTATAACATCACCAAGTTCAGCTTGTTTAGACCCCCATGACCAATCAATGAACAGTTTTTGCATATGTCTTTGGAATCGAATAGGAACTTCTCCAGTAAACATGAGTTCAAGGGAACGTAAGTGTTGTTGTGTTAATGTATAATTGATGTATGACGCGGAGGTGAAGTCGTATAACTCATTGAGTCGTAATTGATATCTCAAGTCAAACATATTAACACCGGCTTGAGTGTCTGTGATTGGGAATACACGGGTTACTCCAACAATCTCCATAGTATTGTTTGAAGCATCTAAGACATTACTTAAATTAATATACTTTTGGTTTATATCCGTTTGTTGGATAGCTTTGACGTAATATATTTTTTGTAGGCCATCAAAGTGATAATCTTGCCAATATTGTAACGCATCATCAATCCGGTCTTCCACTTGGTCATCATCCACGTTGATTTCAATGACTGGAAAACCTAATCTTCTAAGGCAATATTCTTTGAATTTAGTTCTAGTTGTTATTGTTGCCATCAATCTCTCCTATTATTAATCTATTTATCTAACAGGAGAAACGAGATTATTGTATCACTAAATTTTATGGTTTAGGTATATCGTCTTTTACTTGCTTTATTGTAGCTTTCCAAGCATCGTAACCACCATGATATAAAGTATCCAATTGGTCTACAACACTAGGATAAGTGGCTCGCCTCTGTTCTATATAATCATTGTTCGCAATATATGCTTGCACAACAGATTCATTCACTTCTACAATGTTGTCATCTTTGTCATAACATATATCATCAATCATTTTTACAATATGTGGATGACTTAATAATACGTCCGCCATTCTGTTTCTCATTATTGTTTAATCTCCATAATTGTAATTGATGAAAATGATGCGCCGTCTCTGTTAAATTGAACAGTTCCGTTGATTGGATTGCAATAAACTGTAAAACTTTGAGTAGCAGTTGTATCATAAGAGGCTGGATAAAATGTTTGAGAAGCACTATGTCCTCTATAATTATCTCCACCACCAGACTGTCCCAAATAACCAAGAGCATAAGCAAAATTATTACCATGTACAGCCCCACCCGATTGATTATGCAAAAGTAACCAATTTGAATAAGCATTTGTTTGTGGCCATTGAAATATACCAGCAACAGTAACATCTATTCTTAATCTACTACTGGCATATATAGGAGTAATACCTAATGTAAGTCCTGATTGTTGGAAACTTCCAGTTTGATTAAACCCATTTTCTGTTGAATACGGATAGTGTACAACTTGTACAACGTTTCCTGCACTTATTGGACCTGCAGGACCTTGAGCACCTGGAGGACCTGTTGGACCGCCTGGTCCTGTAGGACCTGTTGGACCGCCTGGTCCTGTAGGACCTGTAGGACCTGTAGAGCCTTGGACACCTTGAGCACCAGGAGCACCTGTTGGACCTGTGGGTCCTGTACCACCAGTTGGTCCTGTAGGACCTAATGGACCTGTAGGACCTGTAGAGCCTTGGACACCTTGAGCACCTGGAGGACCTGTGGGTCCTGGAGGACCTGCTGGTCCACCTGGACCTGTTGGACCTCCGGGTCCTGTAGAACCTTGGACACCTTGAGCACCAGGAGCACCATTTGGTCCTGTGGGTCCTGCTGGACCACCTGGACCTGTAGAACCTTGGACACCTTGAGCGCCAGGAGCACCTGTAGGACCACCTGGACCTGGAGGTCCTGTGAATCCTGTCGGACCTTGAGCACCAGGAGCACCTGTTGGTCCAGTAGAACCTTGGACACCTTGAGCACCAGGAGCTCCTGTAGGACCACCCGGTCCAGTAAAACCTTGAGCACCTGTAGGACCTTGAGCACCAGCAAATCCTTGAGGTCCATTAGGTCCTACGGGACCTGTTGGTCCGGTTGAACCTTGAACACCTTGAGCACCAGGGGCACCTGTGGGGCCGGTAACGCCTTGAACCCCCTGAGCACCAATGGCACCTTGAACACCTTGAGCTCCAGTAAATCCTTGAGCACCAGCAAACCCTTGAGCGCCAGCAGAACCTTGAGCACCTATTATACCTTGAGCACCAACAGTACCTTGAACCCCCTGAGCACCTTGAGCACCAACAGTACCTTGTACTCCTTGTGTACCCTGAACACCCTGTGCACCTTGTGGTCCTATAAGATTTGTGGCAGCACCAACCCAAACACCATTAGCCGCAATAACGGTGTTATTACCTATCGTTAATCCGTTTTTGGTGTTAAAAGTATTATTGGTTGCCATAGAATTTCCTTATTATTAATATATTTATGTAACTAAGAAAATTAATTTTAAATTTTTAATATTCCTGGTAATCTAGGTCCATCTTTGATAGCTACTAACCAAGCCGTTGTAACTAAAACATTCAAACTTTTTAACCAATCGTTAGGATAATAAGTTTCTTTACGGTATTCTTGAAATCTAATTGATGTATTATCTATAAAGTTGGCCAAATAAGAATCTGTATAATATAAAAAACTATTTTCATTCCAATAACTTACATGGGTTGGATCCTGAAAGGCACCACGACCATCGGTACTAGGTACATCTATAAATGCCCAGCCTCCATGTGCCAAAACTCTATGTATTTCTGCCATGATTTTTGTTTTATCATGTAGATGTTCAATGATATGACTTGCATTTAGAACACCAACAGAGTTATCAGGTAAAGGAATACCATTATTTAAGTCAGCTTGGAGATTGGCTGTGTCTCTTAAATCAACTGTAAAGTAACCTGGATATGGATTTAACCCACCACCAATATCTACTTTCAATAGACCATTAAGTTCTGCATCTCTTTCAGCCAACTGTCTTGTATATTGATTAAACAATTCAACTGTCTTAATCTGTATATCGGCGTTTCTGGTATTTACTGATGTATTGAAACCAGTATATCTATAAATGTATAATACTTTAGGTATATGAACCATCTTTGTTTTCAGATAGGTACGAATACACAATTCATGGTCATCACAAATCTCTAGTTCTGGATTATGACCACCAATTTCTTTATATACAGATGCTCTCCATGTTCTCACATGGTCTGGTGCATACCAAATATAACTTAGACTGTGACTACTAGGTTCAAAACTGTTCATGGCAATTAATTCTTTGTCTTTCCATTTATGCGTTCTGTATGTCCAACCATTCTCTGGCATAAAAGGTATAAACTCACCATCCATTTTATAAGCTGCATTATCAGAATAAACAAACCCAACCGATTCATCTTGATATGCTTTGTTTAATTCTTCTAAACAATCTGGTGTAAACATATCATCATGGTCGGCTTCAACTAATATATCACCTGTACCTAGATTAAAGGCATCTAATTTTAATTTACCAATACTGGCCGTTTCTCCGTGCCAATGAAATACTTTTACCCTACTATCGTTGGTTATTTTTTCAGGTAAATGTTCTGGTGTACATTTGTTGTTTGTTAGTATAACCCATTCCCATTTTTTATATGTTTGTTTGATAATCGAATCATATAATTCAAGTAAGTATGGTATGTTTTCTGGACTATGTTCAGGTGTGATAAAGCTAAATTTGTATTGTTTCATAATTTAATCAAAGAAAAATAAATGTGTTAGTCTGCCGTTTTGTTTGTTTTGGCCAAAATAGGGTCCTGCTGAATGTATACATCTAGCATCCATAATAACTAATCTATTATACACGTTACCAGCTGAATCGGCAATATCAAATTTAGTAGAATCATAAAAACCACCAGAAAAAGCCGCATCAGCATCAAAATCTGTTGAACTTCTAGCACCATTAATTTTAGACCGATGTAATCTTGTACCACTTTCTAATGGTGCATCTGGTGTCATGTATATCATGGCAGCCCATTTCTGCATATCATAATGATAAACTTGTGGATCTTCGGCTATACAGATTTGAAATACACCATTATAACCGTGTTCAAAATCTATAATACGTTCACCCATAATAAACTCAAAGGCTTCTTTAAGTCCTTTTGGTCGATATGGTCTTATAGACCTAAGTCCTTTATACCATTTTACATCATCTTTATATTCAACTTGTGTTAATGCAAAGTCTCTTATTGTGTCTGGATCATTATAAAAATTATCTACAACAAACAATTTTTTGCCATAAGATTTATTGATATAAAATGGTGGATGTTCCATTTGTCCAGATTCTTCTTTTTCTTTTTCATGTGAAGCAACATCGTGTAAACTTTGGACCAATGGACCGCCGTCATGATATATGGAAGAATCTACAAAGTTTGTATATGTTGGATAAGCATTTGTTCTTTCAGGCTGCATCATAATACTTGTGTACTTGAGCATATTTTTCCAATCTTTTAACTGTTGATATTTGTATACCAAAGCCAATAGATGGTCATTTCTACCTGGTGCAAATGAACCTGCCGATTTTAAATAACTTATTTGATTTTCTTTATCATCAAAGTAACCATAAATCTGTGCAATCATTAACATAGACATATAAGAAACTTCATCAATGAATTGTGCTGATTGTGTTTGATTAAAATGGTGCATAAAATTTAAATACTCACCAAAATAATAGATACACCTGCGGCCATATTCTTTCTTTTGGCTTTCACCTAAAGGAAAAGCATTTGATTCCCAAGCATCAAAATAACTTTTACCAATGTACCAAAAATGATATAGATTTGTTTTGAAACTATCTTCAGCTATCATCTTTTCTTCCAAGATGAGAGCATGACTCATAAATTTAGTTGGTACACCCCAGCTTTGGCCTTCATTAAATCCTGTTTGTCTAAATGATTTTGGTAATAACACTCTTTGAAATCTATCACCAATTGCTTCATCGGCACAGTAAACAGTTTCATGGCATGGGTCATGATTGAAACGCCAGAACATTTTAGCATTCCACATCCAGCACCGAGTGTATGTTGATGTACCTTGAACACAAGGAACTTCCCAAGAATGTACTGTGGTATCATCTAGTATTGACCAATCAAAGTCATCATCTACTTGTAGAATCTCATCACAGTCCATCTTTAAAATCCAATCACAACCATGGTCGAGACTTTGGCAAGTTTGTGTCAGATGGTCACGATTCCAACCAAAGCCAACCCAGCCCTCATCTACATTATAAAGAAATCCTGGTATTTGATGTTCTGCAAAAAATTCTTCAACAATCTTTTCTGTACCATCTGTTGAACCATTGTTTTGTATTACCCAAAAGTCAATATACTTATAACAAGATTCCAACATTCGTCTAATAGTTTTAGATTCATTTTGAAACATTGTGGTCATTACAATTTTACATTTTTTTTCGGCCATTATCTTACTCTCTTTTCAATTAATTCTAATATATCTTTATTATTTTCTTGGTCTTTTGCAGGACTATACAAGGCTCTTTTTCTTGGTGGTGTATTTGGTGTAGAGTCTGTTAAGTAATAAGTGGCAACACTTTTTCTATACACATCTTTTGGACAATTAATAGGGTCATAAAATCCATGCCAAGAGTTTTGTGTGGTATTAAAGATGACGGCTCGATTAAAAATACAATCTATTGTCTTAACTTTTTCTTTTGGCTTATTTGTTTTTTCATCATGTGACCAGAATTCTAAATTACCACCCCATTTAGGATCCCAATCTGGTGTTAGGTATAGAATGAGATTTAACCTACGCTCTAGGTTTAATTTTGGATGCAGAGAGTAGTCAAGATGTACATTTAATTTTCCACCATGACCATGAATGTGCCAGCCGCCTCCATGTAAACCCATATCTGAATATAGATTATCCAATTTTAAAATATCTTTTAATTTATCGGTGAAGTTATTACCATTCAACTCTGTAAATAATTGGTATGTTTCAGGTGGAAAATAAAACCAATTGTTAATTGTCTTTTTTAATTCCAATGGATTATCATAATCATACCAAATTGGTGAATGAAAATCTGGAAATTCGGATGAGAGTTTTGTGGCTTTGTCTACTGGTAAAAAATTATCTATTATAAAATATTCAAAAGGTTCAACTTCCATAACAATATCATTCATTCTATCTCCATTTAGGTCCTTCAAACCAAGCTGCTACACTATATCTAGTACCTCTGAGGACTGGATTTGCTTTGTGTCTGAACATTGAAGGAAAGTAAATGATAGAGCCTTGATTTTTAGTTTCTTTATCTAATGCTGGACAACCTTCTGTAATTTCAAAATCACCACCTTGATAATCTTCAGGATCGGATAGTTGTATAATACAAGAAAGTTTACGATGATATATTGGATCGTTGTTTAACCAAAAGACATCATGGTGTTCTTTGTATTCACCTTTATCAAGATAATCATATTCAGCAATTTGAATAAATGGTAATCTTGTAATATGAACATTGAAAAAATCTCTGTTGGCATCTAAGGCTGTTTTCCATAGAGCATCAAATACCCAAGTAAATTTGGCATTGTCTGAATTAACAAATCTGATTTTACTTCTCCGCAAAGAGTAATCTACGGTTTGGCCGTCACCTATACCTAGAATACCATCTTGTGTTGGGATATCTGCCGCATCAGCAATGATTTTTTCACACGCCGTTTTATCAAAATAATGATTAAAGTAACACCATTCGCCAGTCATAATATTTCACCTTTATAATTAATTTAAATTGTACAACCCTTATTTAGTGTTGCTTTTTTAAGGCTTTGTAGGCCAGTTGACCGAAGATAAATCTAAATCACCAACATCATTCAGTTCTGGACTACAATTATTTGTTATATCTCTTAATGCTTGTCTATATGCTTTTTGTGGTTCAGTAATTTCTCTGTCTGAACAAGCCCACCAATCAGTTTCTTTTAATAATCTATCTCGTTTCATTCTCACTAAATCTAATTTGAAATTAATTTCAGCTTCTTCTGAATGTTCTTGAAGTTGTTGCCAAGTTACAAATTGTGTATCACCATAGATTGGAGAATTATTTTCATCATGGTCAATAATCCATTTTACATTAGTATTATATTCCAATTCGTTAGTAGGTAAATTTCCAACGCAATGAAAATTTTGACTGACATTTAATTTTTCTTTTACTTTAATTAATTTTATAAGTATATTCATTTTAAACTACCCATATTTGCATTTGTGCTGGAGTATAATTTCTGAAAGAACCATCTGCTTCACCTGCTGCGTAGTACCAATCCGTGGTGGCATCCCTTACTTGTAAATAAGCATTGTATGTATAACCAGCAGTCCACCCAGCATTTCCTTGGTCCGCAAAGTCAAACACATTTATAGTTTGAGCCATTTGAAACCAAGTATGGTCATCAGAGTTATTAGTAATTCTACTGATACCAAAACCCCAACTACCATCACCAACATAAAATGTACCACCAGTATTTTGACAATATACCCTTAATCTAAAAACACCATGATTTAAACCGCTTTGATATGACCGCCATGAACAAGTATAAAAAAGCATTATTTTTGAAACAGTAGATGGAATATAAATGCTAGAAATAGATAGACCACTAACATCTTGCCATGAAGTATTAACGAGAGCACCGGCACCAGAGCCGGTAGCAGAACTTTTACTTCCATGATAGACTGCTGTAGCAAATGTTCCTGTAGGACCTTGAGCACCTGTAGGACCTGTGGGTCCAGTAGGTCCTGTGGGTCCTGTTGGACCACCTGAACCTTGAGCACCTGGAGGACCTGTGGGTCCAGTAGGTCCTGTGGGTCCAGTAGGTCCTGTGGGTCCTGTTGGACCACCTGAACCTTGAGCACCTGGAGGACCTGTGGGTCCAGTAGGTCCTGTACCACCAGTTGGACCTGTAGAACCTTGAACACCTTGAGCACCTGGGGCACCAGTAGGTCCAGTAGGTC